GGGTAAGGGGCTGAGCACCAATGACTTCACCGATGAAGCGAAAGCCAAGCTCGACGGTGTGGAGGCTGGTGCGAACCAGAACCTGATTGAAATCGTCAAGCTGAACGGCGCTGCTCTGGACATTTCCGAAAAGGCTGTCAACATTCCTGTCGCAGGTGCGACTGCAGGCGTTGTTACCAGCTCCGCTGAGGAGAATAAGGTCGCTGTTGCGGAAGACGGCAGCATGGAGGTCAACAGCCTGAACATGAGCAAGCTGGTGCAGTCTGAGGGCGATACGCTGATTCTCGACGGCGGCAACGCCTCTGTGTAATCAAGCGTATCGTTAAGGGCGGGAGTCGCACGCTCCCGCCCTATCTCCAAAACAATAAAGAAGGGTGAATGATATATGGCTACAACTACTTTTAATACTCGTATTTCCCTGAAGTATGATACCTATGCCAACTGGGTCGAAAAAGACCCTGTGTTGCTGGCCGGTGAGCTTGCGGTTGTCGTCGTACCTGCTGCTACCGGCGCTGTGGCAAAAGAGCCTGCTATCCTGTTTAAGGCTGGCGATGGTTCCTCTAAGTTCAGCCAGCTGCAGTTCGCCGCTGGTCTGGCTGCCGATGTGTACGACTGGGCAAAGGCTGAGAATAAGCCGACTTATTCCGCCAATGAGATTACCGGCCTGTCCGACTACATCTCCGGCGAGATTCAGGACACTGATACCCAGTATAAGCTGGAGGTCGATGCGGACAATGACCGTAAGTTCCACCTGTATTCTCAGGCAAAGGGCGGCACCACATGGTCTCTGGCGAGCACTATCACCATCCCCGACGAGACTGTTTACACACTGGTTGAGGGTGGTGCTAACGGTACTGTTAAGTTCAACGGCGCCGATGTGAAGGTGCATGGTCTGGGCACCGCTGCTTATAAGGATGAGGGCGCTTTCGATGCTGCCGGTGCTGCTGATGCGGCGCTGCAGTCTGCCAAGACCTATGCCGACGGTAAGGACGATGCCATTGCTGCGGCCAAGAAAGCCGGTACGGATGCCCAGGCGGATGTGGACGCACTGGAAGAACTGGTCGGTTCTCTGCCCGACAGTGCAACCGCCGCCACCGTTGTGGGCTATGTGGATGAGAAGGTCGGTGCTATTCCTGCGCAGACCGACTACACCGTGACCGTTACCTCTTCTACGCCCGATGGCGTGGCAAAGCGCTACAACATCAAGCAGACTGCCACCAAGCTGGATGTGAACATCGACATCCCCAAGGATATGGTCGTTGAATCCGGTTCTGTGGAGACCAAGGATACGGCTGGCGCATGGGGCGAGGCTGGCACCTACCTGCATCTGGTTCTTGCCAATGCGACCGAGGATGATATTTACATCAATGTCGGCAGCCTGATTGAGTATGTCACTTCTGGTTCTAAAGTGGGCGACCAGATTGTGATTGATGTCAGCGCCGACCATAAGGTGACCGCTACTCTGACGGAAGGTTCCGTGACCCTGTCCCAGCTCCACGCCGATGTGCAGACCGCCATCGGTAAGGCGCACAGCCATACGAATAAGGCCGAGCTGGACAAGATTGCTACCGGCGACAAGGCCAAGTGGGACGGTGCTGTCGAGAAGCAGCATGAACATTCCAACAAGACCATCCTCGACGGTATTTCTCAGACGAAGGTCGATGCGTGGGACGGTGCTGTTGAGAAGCAGCACGAGCACGCAAACAAAACCGTTCTCGATGACATCACTGCTGCAAGGGTTTCTGACTGGGACAGCAAGGCTGCTGGCGACCATGAGCATGATATTACCGAGCTGAAGCAGGCTTCCGGTTATATCATCTTCAACTGTGGCAGCGCCACTGTGAACATCTGAGACCCGATAAAATAAGAGCAACCCCGTCGTGTGTCATGCACGGCGGGGATTTTGCTTAAAAGGAGGCTACCTACATGGCTGAATTTAACACACGAATCAGACTCAAACGAGATACGAGCGCAAACTGGACGAACAGCAACCCTGTCATTCTGGATGGGGAAATCATCATTGTTGATACGGCCAGCGGTAGCGTTCGCAGGAAGATTGGCGATGGGACAAAGACCTACTCACAACTCCCGTTTGATGATGAGGACATCTACAATGCGCTTGCAGGGAAATGTGACGCAAGCGTATTTATCAATACGACATTGACAGCAAGCAATTGGTCGAACAAACAGCAGACACTGGCCGTTGCAGGTCTTGGCACAGAGCAGAACGGCGTGATTGGTATTTCGCAGAGCATTACCGACGAACAGTTCACCGCCGCTGCGGATGCCTGCCTATATGTCTGTGCGCAAAGCGCAGGCTCCATTACGATTGCGGCAAAAGGAACAGTGCCGGAATGCGACATCCCTGTTACTGTGATTCTGCTGTCTTGATGAGAGGAGGCCTTTATGAACACAACGAACTATAACCTCTATCTCGAAGACGACAGCACGACCCGTTTCCTTGACTGGCGGCAGAAGATGAATGGCAGCGATAATTCCAACATGGTGAAAATCGATAATGCTCTTGCCGAGAAGGCGGCTCTCAGCCGTGCGATTACGGCAACGCTTCTTGCAAATCAGTGGAACACGGATGGTGCGGTATCTACCCAGACCATCACTATTGATGGGTTGACGCCCGAACAAAACGGCGTAATCGGTACGGCGCAGAATCTTACCGGGCTTCAGATTGAAACCGTCCGTGCGGCTGGGCTTTATATCAGCAATCAGGGTGACGGTTTTTTGACGATTGCTTCTGACGGGGAAACGCCGTCGTGTGATATTCCCGTTCTCATTATCTTATTGGGCTAAAGGAGGTCAATTTATATGCCTATTATTTCCAACTTTCCGGGCGGAACCGGTTCTGGCGGCGGCTTGACGCTTGGTGCAGTTTCCAATATCAATGTGCTTGTTGCTTCCGGCAAAGCGTATGTCAAGTGGACTGACCCCTCTGACATTGTGGTGTCAGGTGCTGCACTTGCGGCATGGGGCGGTACTCAGCTTGTTCGTAAGGCCGGTTCTGCTCCCAAGAGCCGCCGGGACGGCACGGTCGTGCTGGACAGCAAAACGCGAGACGCCTACAAGACCTCGTATTTCTGCGACAGCGGTCTTTCCAACGGCGTGACCTATTACTATAAGTTTTTCCCCTACACTACAGCCGGTGCTTACACGGACAGTGAAGAGAATGTATTTAATGCAACTCCCACTGTTCAGGTCACAGGTATTGCAAGCTGGAATGTAACCGGTATGACAGCATCCCAAGAGGCCGGTAATGGGAAGATGACCGTTAAGTGGACTGACCCTGCAGCAACTATCACATCCGATGGCGTTACACTGGCTACCTGGGCGAGCACTACCATCGTGGTAAAGGCTGGCAGTTATGCAACGAGCAAGGATGATGAAGACGTAGCATATACACTGAAGGTCACCACCCGCAACCAGTACGCTTCCACGCCTTTGTCCATTACAGGGTTGACAAACGGAACGACATACTACATCAGTTTCTATCCCGAGACTACGGACGGCGGTATCAACACATCCACCTCTCAGCGAATCACGGGTAAGGCGAACCGTATTACCATTACTACGGTTCCTTCACAAAGCGGCACGCTGACTTATAACGGAAACAGCCAGTCTCCTTCTTGGACGGGCTACAGCTCCGCCACTATGACACTGGGCGGCACGACTTCCGGCACCAATGCAGGCAGCTACAACGCCACCTTTACACCGACGACCAACTATCGCTGGTCAGACGGTACGGTGACGGCCAAGACTGTGGCGTGGTCAATTGGAAAAGCGGCAGGCTCTTTGAGCATTACTCCCACATCCATTACACTGAATGCCTCCAACAAGTCTGCAACGATTACCGTTACGAGAGCTGGCAATGGCGCTATCAGTGCAACATCCAGTGCAACTGGCGTCGCCAAAGTTTCTGTTTCCGGCACGACCGTTACAGTCTCCAGCGTGAACGATACGACCGGCAGTGCCATCATTACCATCAGTGTTGCGGCTGGTACGAACTACACCGCACCCGCCAATAAGACCTGCGCTGTGACCGCATCTTTCAAGCCTACGGCTTCTACTACGGCCACCTCCGGCGTGACCTATACATCTGGATTGTCCGGTGTGGCGGCGACAGATGTGACGCTGTTTGCTGAAGCGATTTCCAATAACAGCGGTATCACCAATGCGACATCCACGGTCTATATCGATTTTGGCAGCGTACACCGTAAGGTCAGTGTTGGCGACCAGGTGACTCTCGCCCTGAACGGTACGAATTACACCTTTGATGTAATTGGCTTTAACCATGATACGCTGACAACATCTACCGCATACGGTGCCAAGACAGCCACGGGCAAGGCTGGTATCACATTCCAAATGCACGACTGTTTTGCGACGACCTATGTGATGAACAGTTCTAACACCAACAGCGGCGGCTGGAAGAGCAGCGCTATGCGCACTTCGACGATGGCTACTATGAAGGGGTATCTGCCCACAGCGTGGCAGACGGCCATCAAGCCGGTCAATAAGGCTTCCGGTACTGGCGGCGGCTCTTCAAGCGGTACGGAGACGGTCTCCGACAGCTGCTTCCTGCTGGCTGAAATCGAAATCTTCGGTTCTACCACCTACTCCGTTTCTGGAGAAGGAACGCAGTACGCCTATTACAAGGCGGGCAACTCGAAGGTGAAGAACAGAAGTGGCTCCGCTGGCGGGCTGGCGGCTGGTGGGAGCGTTCTCCTCGTTCTGGCAATAGCGGTTATTTCTGCCGTGTCAACGGCAACGGCTCAGCCGCCTATACAGGTGCCAACTATGGCGATGGCGTCGCTTTCGGCTTCTGCGTCTAACCTCTCCACCCCGCCACATTCGCTTTGACGCAGAACATTTCTTTATATGGGGTCGTGGTCAAGCGGCTAAGACACCGCCCTTTCACGGCGGTAACGATGGGTTCGATTCCCTCCGACCTCACCATATTGCGGGCAGGACAAGCGGTTAAGTCGCAGGTCTCATAAACCTTGAGGAATCGGTTCAACTCCGGTGCCCGCAACCAGTTTTAATTCTACAGAAAGCGAGGTGGCTTGTATGCCCCGAAAAACAAAGCAAAACGAAATCACAAGCCCTGAGCTTTTAAGTCAGGTCAACCCGGAAAACATCCGGCTAAAGCAGGACTTTATTGCTTATCTGCAGTCTGTGCAGCGCAGTCCGAAGACGATTGCGGGTTACGCAAATGACCTTGATATTTTCTGGGTTTGGAACTTGCAGAACAACGGGAACAAGTTTTTCCCCAAAATCTCCAAGCGTGATTATGCCGCATATCAGCATTGGCTCATCAATGAGAACGGTAACTCTCCCGCTCGTGTGCGGCGTTTGAAGTCTGCAATTTCTTCGCTCTCCAACTATGTGGAGAACATCTTGGATGATGAAGACGAGTTTAAGGGGTTCCGTTCTACCGTGAGGAAGATAGAGAATCCCGCTATGCAGCAGGTACGAAAGAAAACGGTGTGGAACGACGAAGCGCTGGACAAGCTGCTTGACGACCTGCTTGCTTCCGGGCAAAACAAAAAAGCCTGTGCCGTGGCTCTTGCTATGTGCAGCGGGCGACGCAAGGCAGAGCTTTGCCGATTCCGGGTTGACGATTTCAAAAACGACAACCTTGTATGCGGCGGGGCGTTGTACAAGACCAGTGAGCCGATTCAGACAAAGGGGTTCGGCTTGGGCAAATACATTTATTGCTACACGCTGGCAAAAAAGTTCAAACCGTATTTTGACGCATGGATGCATGAGCGAGCAGAGCTTGGCATCGAAAGCGAGTGGCTGTTTCCTGCTGGAACGACCGATGAGCAGATGAGTGAGACAACGCTCAACAGCTGGGCAAACACCTTTAGCAGGATGACCGGTGAAGACTTTTACTGGCACAGTCTGCGTCATTACTTTACAACGCATCTTTCCAAGCTTGGTTTACCGGACAATATCATTCAAGACATCGTCGGGTGGGAGTCTGCCGACATGGTGCGCGTTTATAAAGACCTGAGCGCAGAGGAACAGATTTCGCAGTACTTTGACGAGAATGGTGATATTCGGTCTGATGCACAGAAATCACTGTCAGACCTGTAACGGAAAGGAAGGCAAGGATGGATATTAAAAGGGTCGATTTAATCCAGCAGCTTGTGGACAGGCATGGGTACACAAAGAAAGCCGCCACGAGCATTGTTGACGATTTTACCAATCTCATTTTGGAAAATCTTGAAGAAGGAAACACAATTTCAATTCACAACTTTGGCTGCTTCGATATTTTGGAACGCAAGGCTCGAAGCTGCCCTAACCCCCAGACCGGCGAGAAGGTCGATGTGCCTGCGCACTGGATTCCCCGCTTTTATCCCGGCAATAAAATGCGCATGGCCGTTAAGCTGTGGGAGGGTAATCACAAAAGGGGGCTGATGTAAATGGCAGACGCCCCGAGACGCAGAAAGCTTGAAAAGACCACGGATGACTCAATGACTCTCCAGACCTCCCAGAAATTTTACTGTTGCAGATGCGGCACATCGTATAGCCGCAAAAAGGGTTATTTCCCTGTCAGCCACAGTCTGATGTACCGTGGTTCCGGCTATCTCCCTATTTGCAACGACTGTGTAGAGGATATGTATGAACAGTACAGAGCATCTCTCGGCGATGACAAAGAGGCCATGCGCCGGATGTGTATGAAGCTCGACCTGTATTGGAATGAAGACATCTATAACATGGTGGAGCGCACCGCAGGTGTCAATTCCCGTATTCGCAATTATATTGGAAAGACCAACCTGATTCGATATATTGACAAGACCTTTGACGACACTATCGCAGAGGGTACTGCGATGAACTGCCAGCAGTCGGATAGCAGCGTTTGCCTTGAACATTTGCAGGTTTCGGATGAAATCGAAGAAACACCGGTTGACCAGAGACTTGTTGACTTCTGGGGCGCAGGCTTTACATCCGATTTTTATGTAGAGCTTGAGCGACGCTATCAGGATTGGACGAACGGCGTTCCTGTTGCGGAGCCGAGTGAACGGTCTCTGTATAAACAGATTTGTATTTTGGAAGCGACAATCAGTCGTGACAGTGCGCAGGGAAAAGCGATTGATAAGAATGTCAACGCTCTCAATACGCTGCTTGGCAGTATGAACTTGAAACCTGCGCAGAAAAAAGAGGGCGCAGATGCGGCGGTCGATGGGACGCCGTTCGGTGTGTGGATTCGGAAGTGGGAAAACACGAAGCCTATTCCCGAACCAGACCCGGAACTGAAGGATGTGGACGGAATCGTTCGCTACATCACGATTTGGTTCCTGGGACATCTTTGCAAAATGCTTGGCATTAAGAATACATACTGCAAGTTGTATGAAGATGAAATTGCCAAGATGCGTATTGAACGCCCTGAATACGAGGATGAAGATGATGAAACAATGTTCAACGACATCTTCAGCTCGGACAAAGCGAGTATCACTGAGTGACACGACAAGAGCGCATTATGAGCGGCGCCGCCGTATGGTGCGCCTATTATCGAGCGAACCCCCATCGGTTTGCAAAGGACTACCTGCACCTGGACTTGCATCTTTTTCAGAAGATATTGCTGGTGATGATGAATGTCTCCACGACATTTGTTTTTATTGCAAGTCGAGGTCTGGGTAAAACATTCTTATCGGCAATCTTCTGCTGTATCCGTTGTATCTTGTACCCCGGCACAAAGATATGCATCGCCTCCGGCACACGGGGTCAGAGTATCAATGTGCTTGAAAAAATACAAACGGAATTGCGGCCATGCTCGCCGGAGCTGTGTAATGAGATTGACGATAAGCAGACCAAGATAAATGCAACCAATGCGCAGATTGTATTTAAGAACGGTTCATTTATTAAGGTCGTTACCGCCAGTGATAATGCACGAGGCAATCGTGCCAACATTCTGCTGATTGATGAGTATCGCATGGTATCCAAGGATATTATCGATACGATTCTCCGTAAGTTCCTGACGAATCCGAGACTTCCCGGATATCTGAACAATCCAGCCTATAAGCACTTGGCGGAGCGTAACAAGACACTATATCTTTCTTCTGCCTACTTCAAAGACCATTGGTCTTATACCAAAGCTGAGGACAACTGCCGGTTTATGCTGGACGATAAGCGAAAAGACTTCGTGTGTGGATTCCCGTATCAGCTGGCAATTCAAGAGGGGTTGCTGTTCAAAGAGGATGTGGCAGACCAGATGGCAGAGTCTGACTTCAGTGAAGTGAAATGGAGTATGGAGATGGATGCCCTTTGGTTTGGCGACACGGACGGTTCGTTCTTTGAGTTCAACTCCATCTCGAAGAACAGGCGCATTAAATATCTCATGCTGCCGGAGCGCGTTTCTGTTCTCCTTTGCAACAACAAAATCAAAATCCAGCCAAAGCAGCTTGGTGAAAAACGAATCTTGTCTGCGGATATTGCGTTGATGTCCAGCAAAAAGCATAACAACGACGCAACGGCTGTGTTCATCAACCAAATGCTTCCTACCAAATCAGGGAGATACACAAGCAATATCATTTATGGTGACTCCTCAGAGGGACTTCATACAGAAGACCAGGCGTTGGTCATCCGCAAGCTTTACGACGAGTTCGATTGTGACTATATTGTGCTGGACTGCACCGGGCTTGGACTCGGCGTGTATGACGCTTTGGTTCGAGATATGGTTGACCCGGAAAGCGGCGAAATCTATCCTGCGTTGTCCTGCTGTAATAACCAAGAGATGGCGGACAGATGCACGGTGAAGGGTGCTGACAAAGTCATCTGGGCAATCAAGGGCAATCCTGCGCTGAACTCCGAATGCGCCGTCTTGCTGCGTGAGGGCTTCCGAAGCGGCAAGATACGACTTCTCGTTACGGAGTATGAGGCGGAAAACATCCTGTCTGAAATCAGAGGATACGCCAGCCTTTCACCTGCTGAAAAGGTCAGGCTGCAGATGCCGTATATCCACACGACTCTGTTAGTTGATGAACTGGTCAAACTACAGCATGACGAGTCCGGTGGACGGGTAAAGATTTTTGAACGGGCAGGTATGCGGAAAGACCGCTATTCCAGCCTTAGCTATAACTACTATGTGGCGGCACAGCTTGAGAGTAAGCTTATCCGCACAAAGGCGGCAGAGTTTAACTCCAGTGATTTCTTCATGTTTAAGCCGCCAAAAATAAAATAGAAAGGTGGTGATACCTGAGTGAGCAATTCTGAAAACGGCAAGTCTACCAATATGGAGGGCATGATTGGTATCTCCAGAAAGTTCGCCCTGCTTAATCATCTGATTACAAGGGATTTGAACAACAATACCAATGCGCCTACATTTTCTCTATATAAGAAAGACGACATTTCTACATATCTGACCGACCCATACCGGTATGAGAAGCAGCTTCGCAAGGCAGTAACTTATATCTATGGGGCGAGTTCCCATTTCCGCAGGCTCATCCAGTATTTCACTGGCCTTTCCGACTTTGCATATGTTGTCTCTCCTTACCACATTGACCCTAAGACCGTCAATATGAAATCAGTCAACCGCAACTACAGAAAGGTTTTGAATACCATGTCTGCAATGAATGTGCGGTCACAGTTTCCTAAGATATTGACGGTGTGTCTGCGCGAGGACACTTTCTACGGAACGCTGTGGGTCACAAGTGACAGCATTACCATCCAGCAGCTTCCGGCTGATTACTGCGCCATCTCGACTATTGAGGGGAATGTGCTGAATGTGACATTCGATTTTTCCTATTTTGATGGTCACTCGCAGTATCTGGAGTTTTATCCGACAGAGTTCCAGACCAAGTACAAGGTCTATCAGAAGAACAGACAGCGGAAGTGGCAGGAGTTGGACTCCCCGACCTCATTCGCTATCAAGTGCAACAATGACATTCTGGACTACGCTATTCCTCCGTTCGCAGGCATTCTGCGGGAGGTGTACGACCTTGAAGATTATAAGCAGCTAAAGCTCACCAAGACTA